AGCAGCATCAAATAAATCTATGGCTGAGTTCATAATTTGTATTGATGCTTCAGTGCCTTCATAATCTTTTACATTTTGACTTAACTTAGTTACGTCATCTTGTAATGCACCTAATTGTGGCGGTGTTAATGCTGTATTACCAGCAGATTTTGCTTTTTCTACAGCTATTGGATTGAAGCCTGATTCCTCTAATACTTTAGCAGGTGCGCTTACTGGGCCTTGAGTAGCTACGTGTGCATCTAATGTTCCTTGAGCTTTGTCTAACAGCTTGTCAGCTTTTTTAGCTGCCGCCTTACTGGTTACTTTTTGAGCTACCCAACCTACTGCTGGTACAAATACCATACCTGCGGAAGTAGCCATTGCTGTCTGTATAGGATCAACCTCTCCTTTAATAGCTGCTTGGTTAAGAGCGTCTAAACTGCCCACAGTTATACCTCCTCTAACCATCATCTTAGGTATAGTAGCACCCATAGACAACGCTAAAGAAGGATCAGCAAAAGCTGTAGTTGTTTGTCCAGCTAGTCTAGCAAGACTCTCAGGGTCAGGCTGAAAAAACTGACCAAACTCTTGTTGTATGTCACGCTCTCTTTTAGCATTAGCGGCTTCTCTTCGCTGATCTGGAGACATGTCCATGTAACCTTCAATCTCCCAGTATTCATCAGGAGTTTGTAAATCTATGTTCCAGTCTTGTCCAGCCATGTAATGAGGGCGACCTCCTGTTAAATCTCTTGTTGCTTTAAACGGAAAGTAACGCTCAAGTATAGCACCAGCAGAAGCTATAGGAGATAGTGTTTCAGCCATACCGTAACGATACTGCGCCCATGAGTCACTAAGCTGAGAAGGTATAATAGTATCACCTATCATCCTAGAGCCTGCATCTACATTGTTTTCTTGTAGGTAAGGAGAGCTGTCTACATCTTCTTGAGTAATAAGGACACCGCCCAGCATCGCGTCATCGTCAGTAGAATACTTACGTATAATGTTCTCACCGTCAAACAAATCGCCCGGGAATATTCCTTGTTCAGTTAGGAAAGGTGAGTTTTGTATTTCTTCAAGAGTTAATGCTCTTCCTTCTTCAGTAGTACGTGCAGCAATAGCTTCTTGTTCCTTTTTCTCTATAGCTTTTTCTTGTACTTTCTGACGTTGTTCTTGTGCTTTTTCTCTGCGATCAACTGTATCTCCAGCAGGAGCTGGTGTTTCGTCTTGTGCCTGTACTGCCTTGCGCTGTACTTGCGCCTCATCTCTACGTGTAACAGTATTGTTTGTAGGTATTAGACTTCGTAAATACTCAGTTACTTCTGGGTCATTACGAGTAGCTAGAATAGCGGCCTCATAATCTTGTGGCATAAGAATGCCTTCACCTATAGCGTTCTGTACTTTTTTTAAAAGCAGGTTAGCCATGAAGACTCCTTATTATTTTTTACCTATTATACTTTTACCTGCAAAACTATCACCCGCTGCTGGTAGTGTGCTAGTGCTTTGAGGAGATACTGCTGCCATTCCCAAAGCTCTACGCAAAGCCTCTTCCATAGACAAGCCTCGTGTCTTAGCACGTAGTTCTTCAGCCTGTTGAAATAAAATATTTTTTTCATCGCTAGTTCTTTTAGTCAAACCAAAGAAGGGCACATCAGGCCCTGATTCTCTATTCGGGTCTAGTTTTATAAGCAGTGCATCGTATGTGTCGTATTCATTGTTTGTAACACCTGCAATATCAGGACGGGGCTGTTCTCTAAACAATATAGTAATGGCTGGCCCTAAGTCTCCTCCTGATTTTAAGAAAGAAACCATATCAGGGTTGTTCATTTTCTCAGCACGAGTAATCAGCATTTGCCTAGTGTCTTCTTCTTTCTTCATGTTTTGAAGATTGCTTGCTAACTTAGCTGCACCTGCGTAATCACCTGTAGCTTGCATTAACATAATTAACTTACGTGCATCTTCAGGATCACTAGGGTCTAGCTGACTCATAGCCTGCTGTAGCTGTTGTGCTTTAGACATTTGTGACTGGCCTGTTAATCCGCGCATACCTTGCTGCATCATCTGAGATGCTTGTGCGCCTAGCTGCATTTGTTGAGCTTGGCTGCTGGCGTTAGGGTCTATACCACCACGGTCAATACCTGTCAATAGTCCTGCTAGTGTATTTGCCATTGTCTTACCCTCCTCCGTACTGCTCTAATAGAGCATCAAACGCATCAGTATTTCCTGAACTCATGCCGCCAAATAAATCGCCTGTCAAAAACCCGCCAGTAGCGTTACTACCGCCTCCTCCTAGACCCCCGGTACTGGTGCTTCCTCCTCCTCCGCTAGATAAAACAGACAAAATGTTGTTTATATTGTTATTGTTTCCACCACCAAAGCCTAAAGAGTCTCCAATAGCTTTAAGCCAGCTTGGAGTTTTACTTTCACCTACGCCCAAAGCACCTAACAAGCCACCATCAGCTTGTGGGTCTCTGCCGGATAGCAAAGCAAGTAACTGCTCTTGAGGAGTAATTCCTTGTCCTAACGCGCCTTGTAACATACCCTGCAACTGCTGCTGCTGTAGTACGTTAGCCATGTTAGCGCCCTGCATGTAAGACTCAAGACCTGTCTGACCCATTTGAGTTTGTAGCTCAGTACCTCTAATCTGTCCACGAGCCGCTAGTTCAGCAGCAGGCATACCGGCCTGTAGTAAGTTAAGGGCTTGCTGTTGTGGCATATAGCCTGCACCAAGTAGTGCCTGCATGTTCTGTATGTCAGCGCCTCGTAGCTGTGAAGGCATCATTTGAGCTTGCTGACCAAGACCAAAGAGTCCAGACCCTAGACCTAAGCGACCCTGTTGTAGAGCCTGTTGTGCCTGTGCTGCACCAATGTCTGCACCCTGCAAAGCCATAAGGTTCTGGAGGTCTTGCTGTCCAAACCCACGGCCCATTTGCGCCCCTTGCATACCTAAGCCTGCAAGTGTAGCACCACGTCCTATACCTGCTGTTTCTAGCTCTGAGCCTAGACCCGCTAGTCCTGATGTCATACCAGTAAGAGTCTGTGCAGTTTGGAGTCCTTGCTGTTGTTCAGCCATACCCATCTCACGGGCACGTAGAGCTGCACCGGCTTGTGCTTCAGCTTGTGCTTTAGCCATTGCCAACTGCTCTGGTGTACCGCCATAGTCTGCTGTCCTTACACCTGCACGTCCCTGAGCAAGAAGATTCTCTCGCATACGTAGAGCCTGTCGCTCTTCCTCTGGCCGCTGTGTAGCACGTATAGACTCATAGATGTCAGCTTGTCGTTGCTCAGGAGAAGTCAACAACCCTTGTCCTGCTTGCAGAGCTAAACTACCATACTGAGAACGCAGGTCTAGAATGTCCTGTGGCTGTCCAGCTCTTCCAAACTGCTGCTGTGCGCCCATTAGACCTGCTTGAGTTATACCTTCCAAACCTGTAGGCTGACCAAACTGTCCTAGTTGTTGACCAAACAAACCACCCATAGCACCACGCTGGGCTGCAATAGATGGGTCATAAGCACCTACTTGACCTATCTGCTGCTGGGCTTGACCCATAGCTTGTCTACCAACTTGACCTGTACGTGGGTCGTAGCCAGCGCCTAGACGACCAGCCATTTGACTAGCTCCGCCTAGTAGTTGATTTTGTAATCGTTGTTGTTGACTACTAAGACCTAAGTTGACATCACCTTGTGCGCCTACTTGTACGTTGGCTAGATCAGAGGTAACACCAAAAGGTTTAAACTGTGTGCCTTCAAGGGCGCGTTGACCCATGCGTTCAGCAGTCTCCAGACCTGTCAGTCCTGTCTGATATGCACCTTCAATACCTTGCTGACCTGCGTAGTATCCTCCGGCTGTACGTAGTGCATCACCTAAGTTACCACTAAGTAAACCTGTGAGACCTAAGCCTCCGTATACCTTGTCGTCTACACTGCTACCACCGGAATACGGGTTGCCGCCTGTGGGTAGTATAGGGTTTTGGTTTCCTATAGGCCCAGTAAGTGTCATATATTCCGTTATCGTTGGCACTATATCCTCAAACAGTTGTCGTTCTGGAAACACCTCTATTTCTGGTACTTCTTGTAGTACTTCTTTAACCATTCCTGTACGAGGCTGACCTATGCCACCTTGTTGCATACGAGGTTGTACCATACTTAATCGTCCGCCATATTGTGGGTCTCTCATTATAGGACTAGCCATTAGTAAGTACCTCCGGTAATAGTATCAGCCGTGAGTGTGCCCGTTACAGTAACTGTGGCTGCTGTGACAGTGCCTGTAAAAGTAGGATCAGCAGAGTCAGCTTTGCTGTTTACCGCAGTAGCAATGTTGTCATACTCTGTGTTAATTTCTGTACCACGTACAATCTTATTGGCGTTACCAGAGGGTAAAGAATCTTTAGCCGCAAAGTTAGTGGTCTTTGTATAGTTGGACATTTAGATAAGTCTCCCTAGTAAAGCATGTATATCAATTTTTTGAATGGAAAAAGGTACGTCATTAATCTGTGCTTCAATACCAATAGTAACTACTGATCCGCTACCTCCTGTGTTTACAGAAGGCGTATTAAGTAGAGCGTCTACACTACCTGAGTATTCACCTATTGCGTACTCTGCAACACCATACTCTGCAATAGTATTGCCTGCGGAAAATGTAAAGGCTTGTTTAGTATAACTACTTGTATAGTCATAACCCCAGTTTAGCGTAATGTCAGTACCGTGTGCGCCTACGATAGTCAAGTTAAACTTCTTTAAGAACTTAAGGTTAGACGCATTACCAAAGTCTGTAGGGTTACTAAAGTAACGTAGCTGATAAGTAGCTGTTCCATCTTTATATCCTGCATACTTAACAATACCAGTAGACTTGCCTATGTATATAGTACCATCCTCTAGATTACCTAAAGACACAGGATTTATCTCTGACCACGTAGTAGCTCTGTGTGCCCCTGATTGGTCTATAGGGCTTCGCATATCAAAGCAATACACAGTATCACTAGAGGGCAAAGAAAGCAGGTAGAAGGCTTCTGATGCGCTGTACAGAGACTTAATAGGCAACACTTCTACATCAACTAAACTCATCAGGTCATTACGGACATTCTTGCTGATGTCACGCATAGGTAGAGACTTTTCTTGTATCACTCTGCCAAAGCTACGTAGTCCTGAGTCTGACAAGAATAGTACGTCAGTTCCTGTGTGCTGTATAGAGTCACGAGCTACACAACCTACGCCTTCAATAGTGTCTGCAAGTACCAGCGTGTTAATAGGATCAGAAGTGCCTTGATAAACAACAATAGACTTCTTCCCAAAAATAATTAGGAAGTCGTTGTGTTCTGTTAAGGCTACTATCTCGTCAGTTCCTGAAGGCCATACCTTATCTAAGTTTAAGCTACCTGACGCGCCTCCGTGAAACTTATTGCCTAGTAAAGTATCTGACCAGTAGATAGTATGCTTGTTACCTGTTAAGTCTGCTACCCAAAGTCTACCAGAGGCTGCTAATACTTCATTGCCTGAAGGAGCTGCATGTGAGGCGTCTACTGACAAAGCTAATGTAGTAGAGCCAGCAGTAGATACCAGAGGAGCATGACCACGTTGGTAGAAGTGTACGTTGTTGTTAAACGTAACAATCTTCCAGTTGTTAGCTGTTATAGCGTAACCACCCGGAAGAGTTACTTCAGTAAGAGTAGTAGTGCCAGTAAATATCTTGTTGTTTCCTACAGAGAAGATAGTCTTTGTTCCATCTGTAGCAACAAACTCGTGTATACCTTCTATACCACGGCTACTGCCTAACACAGAAGAACCGTTAGTAGTGACCTCTTCCCAGCCTTTACGCGCCCCTATACGGCCTAGCTTGTCAATAACACAGTTGTCAGCAACAGCAGCAAACGAGGGGTCTACGCCTATTGGTGAGTCCTGAGTATTGAGTCCAGCAAAGCCGGGAGCTGCAATAGTAATGTTCTGTAGCTGTTGAGCCATTATGAGTACCAGATAGTTTCTTCAGGATGTAATGCAGCGTCCATTGCTATAGCGTCTGCTAGTGAAGCATCAGCTAGTGCGAACAGTTCTGCTGCGCTAGTACCGCCAGTCTCTCCTCTCTCTCTTGCTCCTAACGCTGTAGCCAGACGTATAACAGGGTTAGAAGGCACGTTCAGTGAATCTGTGTCGTTAGTAAAATCTTTAGTACGTAATACCACATTAAATCGCAGTGTATACGCAGCATCAGGAATAGGGTAGAGGTCAACACCATTTATACCGTTAATGCTGTAAAACTGAGTAGTGCCTTTAGGAACACTAGGGAAGTCTAGGAAAGCATTGTCAAACCACTGAGATGCTTTGTACTGCAAGAAGCAGTTTTGTGTGTCGTTGGTAGCATCTAGTATCTTAATAGTGTTGTCAGAGTCAGTCAGTACGTAGTTAAACACGTTAGCCTGTGTATCTACTGTCAGCGTGTTACGTAGTCCTGTCCAGTCCCAAGCGTTCTCTACTGTACGTTTAGCGTCATTAACATACTCACCTATTAGCTTGGAGTAGCTGTTCTCGCCTACGGTAGAGACTTCGTTTTCACGCAGCCTAACCAGCACCTTGTTTACCAGTTGTAAGTATGTCATTAGTATGGAAACCTCTCTAGTAATTCAGCGTTGGTCAGCATTCCTTGCGGCTTGGCTCTTAACGCTTCCTGTCTTCTCTGTTGTAAAAATTGTTCTAAGGGATTAACCTGCGGTACGTTATAAGGCATTAGAGTAGGTGTAGGAGCAAGACTAAAAGGTACTAGTTTTTGAGTATCCTCTACTTTTGTTTTCATCTGGAACATGTCGCCAAATAAAGAATCTGTAGTTCGTGTAGCCGAAGCGCCGGGAAGACCTCTTAGTCCTTGCGCCCCTCTTTCTCCGTCTTTACCGTCTTCACCATCAGTACCATCAGTACCATCAGTACCATCAGTACCATCAGTACCATCAGTACCATCAGTACCATCAGTACCATCAGTACCATCAGTA